TTATGAGAGAAAATGATCCTCGTATGCCGTTGTTTAATGAACGGAAGACGAAGGTTACTTTCGGTAAAGGAACTTAATCTTAGGAGCTTTAGATGGCTTATCCTTCTGTTAGCGGACCTTACGGTCTGGTTCCGGTAAAACTACTAAGCGGCACTCCCTTTGTTGGGGGCGTCTATCGTCAAATGAGTATTGCCAGTGGTTATGACACTAGCATCTTCTTTGGTGATGCCGTTAAAGTGGTTACCGGAGGCACCGTTGAGCGTGACCCGTTCGACGCTGCAATGACACCTGTTGGTGTTTTCATGGGTTGTAAATACACTGATCCAAACTTGGGTTATGAATTATACAGCCAATCTTATCCTGCAAACACAGTCGCAAGCGACATTCAGGCTTACGTAGCAGACGCTACTGACCTGCTGTTCAAAGCCGCTGTTGTTTCTTCAGGTACAACTATTGGTGATCTAGCGATAACCGATATCGGCGCAAACGTAGCAGGCGTAGACAACACAGGTGACTCGACTTCGGGTAACTCGCGTGGTGCTATTTCTGATACATCAGCAACTACTAACACGTTGCCGTTCCGTATCATCGGTTTGGTTGAAGAAACCAAAAACACAAGTGGTGGTTACACTGAGGCTTACGTTAAATGGAACGCAGGTCACCAGTACAGTAACACTACTGGCGTATAAGGAGATTAACTAATGGCTATTTCACGCGCCCAGCTACTTAAAGAGCTGCTCCCCGGCCTGAACGCATTGTTCGGAATGGAATACGCAAAATATGGCGAAGAACACGCTGAAATCTTTGAAACCGAATCATCAGATCGGTCATTCGAGGAAGAAACCAAATTATCCGGTTTTTCAGCAGCGCCAGTTAAAGGTGAAGGTTCCGCGATTGAGTATGACAATGCTCAAGAAGCATGGACTGCACGCTACACACACGAAACAGTTGCAATGGGTTTCTCAATCACTGAGGAAGCTATTGAGGATAACCTGTATGACTCATTGTCATCTCGTTATACTAAAGCACTGGCTCGTGCGATGGCGTACACGAAGCAAGTTAAGGCTGCTGCAGTTCTTAACAACGCCTTCGCCGCAGGCACCACATACGGTGACGGTAAATCCTTGTGTGCTACCGACCACCCATTGGTATCTGGTGGAACTAACTCTAACACGCCAGCAGTAGCGGCTGACCTCAACGAGACATCGCTTGAAGCAGCAGTTATTCAGATCGCGGGTTGGACAGACGAGCGTGGTTTGCTTATCGCATCTCAGCCACGTAAGTTGATTATCCCACCAGCACTGCAGTTTGTGGCAACTCGTCTCCTAGAGACAGAAGGTCGTGTCGGTACTGCCGATAACGATTTGAACGCACTACGCAACAACGGGTCAATCCCTGAAGGCTATGCGGTCAACCACTATCTGACAGACACCAATGCTTGGTTCTTGATGACTGACGTACCAAACGGTCTGAAGCACTTCACTCGTGCGCCAATGGCGACTTCGATGGATGCTGACTTCGATACAGGCAACAGCCGATATAAAGCCCGTGAGCGTTACAGCTTTGGTGTATCTGACCCACTGGGTATCTTCGGTTCGCCCGGAGCGTAAGGCAGGTCACATAGACTATGTTAGGGGTCACTTCGGTGGCCCCTTTCTTTTTGTTGACATATTATGTTATGTAGTGGTATATTGTTAATTATCGGGAGCATCCCGTGAATCTGACAGGCCCGACTGACGACATGCAGACAGATTCACTTAACTCGCATGTGAGGACATATTCATGGCGAATACCACCTTTTCAGGTCCAGTGACCTCTACCAACGGCTTTGTTGGTGATATTAAAGTTCCAACTTATACCGTAGCTAACGCTCCATCAGCTTCTTCTGCAGGTGCAGGTACAGTTGTGTTCGTTTCAAACGGTGCGGCTGGTTCCGCTATCTTGGCTTTCTCTGACGGAACAAACTGGAAGCGTTCTGACACAGGTGCCACAATCGCAGCAGCGTAAGGGGGTGAAGCATGAGTGATCGGTTTCAACCGCCTAGCGAAGAAGAACTAGCAGCTCGTGGTTTGGGGACATCTAAAGTCCGTGCCCGTAACACAGATGGTACGCTTAAAGCAGACGATCCTTCTACGCCTGATGTAAATGAGGCATGGGAAGATAAACCTGCTACCAAGAAGCGTGGTCGTCCTAAAAAGAAGAAGGACTAACATATGTCTTCTGATGTATTAACCAAACGTGTAACAGGCGCAGGATCGTTAGGTGTAGGCCCAGCGCGAGTTCGTCAGGTACAAGTTTTAACAGGTGCAGGTGCGGGGCGTCTCACAGTTACCAACGGTAACGGGGGCACCACAGTGCTGGATATTGATTTTCTAGCGTCCGACTCTCACTCAATTAACATCCCTGATGATGGCATCCGCTGTTCTTCAGACGTTTATGTATCCGCGGCTACCAATATAACCGCCATGACCTTCTTCTATAGCTAGGAGGGTGCTATGCGGGCATATTATAAAAAAGGTGGGGGAGTAAAGTCTCCCGCTTGGCAGCGCAAAGAAGGTAAAAGCGAGTCTGGCGGCTTGAACGCCAAGGGTGTCGCTAGTTATCGAAAAGCTAACCCCGGCAGTAAATTAAAGACCGCGGTTACTACTAAGCCCAGCAAGCTCAAAAAAGGTTCTAAGGCCGCTAATCGGCGGAAGTCTTTCTGCGCACGCATGAAGGGCATGAAGAAACGTAATACGAGCGCAAAGACGGCTAACGATCCAAATAGCCGCATCAATAAGAGCTTGCGAAAGTGGAATTGTTAAATGGCTATTAGCCGTACCCAGATGGGTACCCAGTTACGAGGAAATAGAACTATGAATAACATGCGGAAGTATAAGTCTGGCGGAAAACTTAAAATGGTTGAAAAGGGCGGTAAGCAGGTTCCATTCTACGCTGCTGATGGCAAAGGCGCTATGAAAAAAGGCGGTAAGGTTAAGAAGTACCAAGCTGGCAGTATGGTTAGCCCTGATGAACGCGCTGTTGAACGTGGTAACGCCGCTATGGATCGGATTAGCGAAGAAGGCACTACAAACATGATGGAGGGCATGAAAGCTAAAGACCCTCGCAGCATGAAGCCTAAGAAGCGCCCCGCAGACCCCCGTAGCATGAAACCTAAAGCTCGCCCTCAACCCATGACTAAAAAACAACAGCGTATAGCTGGCGCGAGAGGGGCCGCTTCACAGTATGACACCGGCACCCGTGATACCCCCGCTTCTGAACCAGTGCGGCGTCAAGGGGCTAAAGATACTGCTAAACGCCAATTAGATAGTCTAATGGGTGGTGGCGCTAAGAAAGCACTTGGTATGAAAGCTGGCGGTAAGGTCAAGAAGATGAAGTCTGGTGGTAAAATCCGCGGCTACGGCATGGCCCGTGGCGGTAAAGTCTGTAAGATGCGCTGATGCGTAGGTATTACAAATCCGGTAGCTGTGGCTGTTCTAAATGTAGCAAAGGTTACAAGAAGGGCGGCACCGTCAAGGATGCGTGTTACCGCAAAGTAAAGGCTTCGTACAAGGTGTTCCCAAGCGCGTATGCGAGTGGGGCCATCGCAAAATGTAGAAAGAAGAAGGCGGGCAAGTAATGGCTGTTCGCAAAACCGCAAAAGGTGCTGCACTTAAACGCTGGTTCAAGGAGGACTGGAAAGATGTTAAGACGGGTAAGCCGTGTGGTCGTAAAGAAGGTGAAAGCCGAGGTACACCGTACTGTAGACCATCTAAACGAGTTTCTAGCAAAACTCCAAAAACTAGCGGGGAAATGACGAAGGCTGAGAAAAGCAAGCGTATAGCGCAGAAGAAGCGTTTAGGACAACCAGCGGGTAAGCCCAGACGGGTATCTCCGCTAAAGAGGCGTAAGAAATGACGACATCAGGCACCACAGCGTTCGATATGGACTTCACCGAGATAGCGGAGGAAGCATGGGAACGTGCGGGCCGCGAGATGCGTTCTGGCTACGACTTACGCACTGCCAGACGATCCATGAATTTGATGACGATTGAGTGGCAAAACCGCGGCATCAATATGTGGACTATTGATTCTGGTACGATAAACCTAGTGCAGGGCACCACACAGTACACACTACCAGCAGATACTATTGATTTGCTTGAACACCAAATACGTACTAATAGTGGTAACACCTCGACACAATCTGATCTTACCATAAGCAGGATCAGTGTAAGTACGTACGCGTCTATACCTAACAAGTTAACACAAGGGCGTCCCATACAGCTCTATGTCGAACGTTTACGCGATGCACCGAAGGTAAATGTATGGCCTGTGCCCGACAACAACAATTACGTGCTATATTACTGGCGTATGCGTCGTATTCAGGACGCTGGGTCTGGGGTACAGACAGCAGACATGAACTTCCGTTTCTTCCCGTGCCTTGTTGCGGGGCTAGCTTATCACATTGCTATGAAGGTTCCTGAACTGGCTGAACGTATACCGATGTTAAAAGCTGTGTACGACGAGCAGTTCGAGATGGCCGCGGGCGAGGACCGAGAGAAAACAGCGGCACGGTTTGTGCCTAGAATAGGTAGGATTGCCTAATGACGACTAGGTTTGCATCAGCAAAGAAAGCGTTAGCGCTCTGCGATGTATGC